TAGGAAAAACATTAGAACAAAAAGAACACAATTTAGCTACATTAACATTACTTAAATCTCGAATTGGTAAGGATGGTATCATATGGCAAAATTGTAAGTTCAATAACGAATTCTTAATAATAGATACCGAAACACAAAATACGCTTCTAGGACACGAAGAACAGAAGACACAAGACAGAGCAACTCGTACCGCTGAAATTTATAGGAAGGCGCAAGAGAAGAAAGGTATTACATTATAATAAAAAATAAAAAACAAAAGGATTAACACAAATGCAGAAAGGTAAAAAATTTCTGAGTGATCTTAAATTGCACTCAGATTATTTCAAATGGAAAGAAGAAGAACAAAGGTATGAAACATGGGAAGATGCATGTGAGAACATAATTGACGGACACAGAAAAAAATATGTAGATTATACTGAGGCAATTGAACCATATTTACAAAGTGCTGTTGAAAGTATGAAAGATCAAGCTGTATTGGCTTCACAAAGAAACTTACAATACAGACATGAACAAATTATGAAACATAATACGAGAATGTTTAACTGTACATCAGGACACATTGCTCGTAATAGAGTATTCCAAGAGATTTTTTATTTGGCCTTATCTGGTTGTGGATTTGGAGGTGGTTTATTAATCCCTTTCGTTAACAACTTAAGTAAATTACAAAAAAGAACTTTAGGTACTAAAACTTTTTATATTGAAGATAGTATCGAAGGATGGGCAGATTCATTAGGTGTATTATTATCGTCTTATTTTGTTGATGACCAACCATTCCCTGAATATGCTGGATATGAAATTAAATTTGATTATTCATTTATTAGAGAAAAAGGTGCGTTCATCAGTGGTGGATTTAAAGCTCCAGGTCCTGAAGGTTTAAAACAATCTTTAGAAAAAATTGAATCTTTAGTTGAAAAATGGATTACAAATGAAGGTGAAAAAATTAGACCAATTTTGGCTTTTGATATTATTTGTCATTCGGCAGATGCGGTACTATCAGGTGGTGTTAGACGTTCAGCTTTAAATATGATAGTTGACCCTAACGACACAGAGATGATTCACGCTAAGACGGGTAATTGGAGAATGGAAAATCCACAAAGAGGTCGTAGTAACAACTCCGTATTATTGTTAAGGAGTGAAGTTGTTAAAGAACAGTTTAATTATTTAGTACAATTAAATGACGGAGCAAATGATATCGGATTTGTATTTGCTAATAGTTGGTTTGATATGTTTAATCCATGTTTTGAAATTTTAAAAATTCCTGTATTAGATACAATTGATTTTGGTAAAATAAAATATGATGAAGTTGAACAATATGTTAAAGACAATAAATCCAAGTTTGGTATCCAAGGTTGTAACTTAACTGAAATTAATGCTGAAAAGGCAACAACAAAAGAAAAGTTTTTAAAGGCTTGTAAAGACGCATCTTTCTTAGGAACATTACAGGCTGGTTATACTGACTTCCCTTATTTAGGTGAAACAAGTAAGGCAATTTTTGAAAGAGAAGCTTTATTAGGTGTTAGTATTACAGGTTGGATGAATAACCCTAAATTATTTAATGCTGAATTATTAGAAGAAGGAGCACAAGCTGTAAAAGATGCTAATAAAGAATTAGCCGCGGTGATTGGAATCAACCAAGCGGCAAGAACTACTTGTGTTAAACCTTCAGGCAATGCTTCAGTTGTTTTAGGAACTGCTTCAGGTATTCACCCCGAACATTCTGAAAAGTATTTCCGTATCATGCAGTTGAATAAAGAAAGTAATACAGCAAAATGGTTAGAAGAAAACATGTCGTTCTTATTAGAAGAAAGTGTATGGTCTTCAACTAAATCAGATTACGTTGTATTCGTTCCTGTTGAAAATCCAAAAGTTGGATTATTCAAAAAAGATATGAAAGGAATTAAACACCTTGAATTAATTAAATTGGTTCAACAACATTGGGTAAATGCGGGAACTAATCCTGAGTTATGTGCTTACATGCCCGTTAACCATAATACATCTTGTACCGTTATCATTGATGATAAAGACGCAATTGTTGATTATATTTGGGAACAAAGAGACTTCTTCACTGCGGTTAGTTTCATGTCAGATTATGGAGATAAAGATTTTAACCAAGCTCCATTTACATCGGTATTAAATCTTAATGAATTAGTTGAAACTTATGGTAAAGGTTCTGTGTTAGCTTCAGGTTTAATTATTGACGGTTTACATTACTTTAATCAAAACTTATGGTTAGCTTGTGATACTTTAATGGATAGAACTATACCATTAACAGGTACAAGAGAACAAGTAATATTAAAAGAATATTGGTTATCAAGAGCAAAGAAGTTTGCTAAAAACTACTTTAAAGGAGATATGAAGAAAATGGTTTATTGTCTAAAAGACGTTCACTTATTCTATAAGTGGGAAACTATTACTCGTCAATTCAAAGAAGTTGATTTTGGTACCATTTTAAATAAACCACAATACAAGAACATTTCCGATTATGCGGCACAAGCTTGTAGTGGGGCACAATGTGATGTAACGAGTATCTAATGGTAGAAGGAGTAGATTATTTTATAGATGAGGAGTCAGGGCTTATGGTCCTGACTTCTTTGTTTTTACAAAAACGAGGGTATTGTTGTTCCAATGGTTGTTCAAATTGTCCCTATGACCCACCACATATTATAAAAGGGAATTCAAAAATAAAAGAGGATACATAACCATTTTCGTATTGTTTATATTTATACAATATGGCAGCAACATACGGAATAGATTTTCCATTTAGAGACAGTTTAGAGGGTAAATTTCTTAAAATGACTGGTAGCCCCGAAGTTGAGATTAGAGCAAACCTAATCCATCTTTTATTAACTAAAAGAGGTAGTAGATATTTTTTACCTGATTTTGGTACTAGACTTTATCAATATATTTTTGACCAAAATGACATGGTTACCTTTAATTTAATTGAAGACGAAATCAGAGAATCTGTAAAAAAATATATTCCAAATTTACAAATTAATAGTATTGACGTTATGTCTGCTGAAGATGACCCCGAAGAAATTAGAACCTTCCAACAAAACGAAGACGAAAGACTTTTTAGGGTTAGTGATTCTACAAGTAAACCATATACTGCCGTAGTAAAAATAAGTTATACTGTTGATAATGGAGCATTTTCATCATCAGATTTTATAATACTAAACATTTAAGATGAGTAAACAAATATCATACGCAACAAGAGATTTTGCTAGTTTAAGACAGGAGTTAGTTAATTTAACTTCACAATATTATCCTGATTTGGTTAAAAATACCAATGACGCTTCTATATTTTCAGTAATGTTAGATTTAAACGCAGCGGTTGCGGATAACTTACATTTTCATATTGATAGAGTTTGGCAAGAAACTATGTTGGACTTTGCCCAACAAAGACAATCACTATTTCACATAGCAAAAACATATGGTATTAAAATACCAGGTAATAGACCTTCAGTTGCGTTAGCGGACTTTTCAATTAACGTACCTGTTAGGGGAGATAAAGAAGATGAAAGATACTTGGGGATTTTAAGATTAGGAGCTCAAGTTTCAGGAGGAGGACAAAGTTTTGAAACTATTAATGACATTGATTTTTCAAATCCGTTTAATGATAGAGGTGAACCAAACAGACTTAAAATACCTAATTTTGACACTAACAATACTTTAATATCGTACACAATTACTAAAAGAGAACCTATCGTAAATGGGGTTACAAGAGTATATAAAAGAGTTATTAGTGAATTAGACCAAAAGCCTTTTCTTAAATTATATTTACCTGAACAAAACGTTTTAGGTGTTGTTTCGGCAATACATAAAGACGGTACAAGTTTCAATAGTAATCCAACATCATCTGAATTTGCTTCAACTACAAATAAGTGGTATGAAGTTGATTCTTTAATACAAAATAAAGTATTTGTTCCAGACCCAACGGCAGTTTCTGATAAAGATAATTTTAAGGCGGGAAATTATATTACAGTTAATAATAAATTTTATAGTGAGATTACTCCTGAAGGATATTATAGTGTTACATTTGGTTCAGGTACAGTTGACCCATTAGATAATTTAGATAACTACATGACAGGTGAGTTAAAAGTTAATTTAGCTACTTATTTGAATAATATGTCATTGGGTGCGGTCCCTAAAGCAGGAACTACCTTATTTGTTAAATATAGAATTGGAGGTGGTAAAAATTCAAATCTTGGGGTTGGAGTGATAACAAGTGTTGATAGTATTGAATTTAATGTAAATGGACCTAATAGTGTCTATAATTCACAAGTTTCAGATTCATTAAGAGTTAACAATGTGACACCGGCAGTTGGTGGAGCAGATCAACCTACAATTGAAGAAATTAGAAACATGGTTTCTTATAACTTTGCGGCACAAAATAGAGCGGTTACTTTAAATGATTATAAATCTTTAGTTGAAAATATGCCGTCCACATATGGTGCTCCGGCTAAAGTGAATGTGATGGAAGTGGATAATAAAGTTAGAATTAAATTATTATCATACGACCAATACGGCAGTTTAACTGACACCGTTTCTAATACATTGAAAAACAATATTTTAAACTATCTTTCTGAATATAGAATGATTAACGACTACATTGATATCCAAAGTGGTGAAGTTATTGACCTATCGTTACAAATTGATTTACATATTGATAAAAATGTTAACCCAACTGATATTATTAGAACGGTAATTAGTGGAACAACCGATTTCTTTGCTGTAGAGAAAAGAAAAATGGGAGACCCATTATTTGTTGGAGATTTATCTAAAACAATAGGTAATGTGGCTGGCGTGGTTAACGTAATTGATATTCGTGTTTACAATCAAATAGGTGGACAATATTCTAATTCACAAGTGGCACAATCTTATAAGGATAATACTACAAAAGAAATTTTACAATCTGATATGACGGTATTCATGAAATCAAATCAAATATTCCAAATTAGATTCCCAAATGTAGATATTATGGTAAGAACTAAAACTCTCGGTACCACTACATACTAAAATGTTTTTTCCTTATAATAATAGAAAATCAGTTAGTTTCTATTTATTATAAGAATGATGCAATCACATAGAATTTCAACAAATATCGGAAAAGACCAATTGGTCACGGTTGAATTAAAGCAAGATTACGATTTACTCGAAATTTTGTCATTAAAATTCAGCCAACAAGATGTCTATACGTCTTTTTGCTCCGATTATGGGGTGGTTTGTGGTCGTATTTCGGTAAATAATGGTTTAGGTATACCAAATGCCAGAGTCTCTATTTTTGTCCCATTAAAGGACGTACATGTTAATGACCCTATTATATCTGCTTTATATCCATATACCTCAATTACTGAAAAAGATGAAAACGGTTATAGATATAATCTATTACCAAAAAGACAACAACATAGTGGACAAGAACCAACAGGTACATTTCCTGACCAAAGAGATATTTTAACAAGGGAAGAATATTTGGAAGTATATGAAACTTATTATTCATATACGGTTAAAACAAATAACGCAGGTGACTTTATGATTTGGGGTGTTCCATTAGGACAACAAAATATTCATGTAGATGTGGATTTATCCGATATTGGTTGTTTCTCACTTAGACCTGATGATTTTATAAGACAAGGTAAAGGCGTTGATAATTTTAAAAATAGCTATAAATTTAAAGCATCTAATGATTTAAATAGTTTACCTCAAATTGTTTCTTTTGATAAAATGATTGAGGTATATCCATTTTGGGGTAACGTTGATTTATGTGATATTGGTATAACAAGAACAGATTTTGATTTAGCGGATAAAGGTGTAAAGATTGAACCAAAAGCGTATTTATTAGGTTCTGTTTTTACCGACCAAGGAAATAATTCCGTAAATAAGAATTGTACTCCCCATAATAAAATGGGTGAAAAATGTTCTTTAATTTCAGAACCTGCACAAATAGAAATTATACGTTTTACACCACAAAAAGATATTAATCATAGACCTATACTTGAGGAATATGAATTACATGAAGATATAGGAGACGATGGAGCGTTTGTTTTACCTATACCAATGAACATGGATTATGTTTATACTGATGAGTTTGGTGATAATGTAATTACAAATGACCCAAACAAAGGAGTTCCTACATCAGGTTGTTATAGATTTAGAGTATCGTTAAAAAATACAAATTTAGGTAGAACAAGAATGGTTGGACATTATTTAATGCCAAATATTAGAGAATATGCTACCGAATCGGATAAATCATATGCTTGGTCTTTAGATTGGAATGATTATCCCGTTGAAGCAACATCAGATGGTACTGTAATTTTTAACAGTGTATATGGTGAATATTAT